AAATGTTCACTAATAATTTCAGCCGATTTCTTCTGAATATTAAAATCATTATCTCCCATAGTTGTACTGCGAGAAGCAAAGTGTCCTTTGCAGGTAAACGATAGAGAATTACCTACATTCGTAATCTCAATAGTTTTTGCAGATAACAGAGTCATATCACGACAAATCTTTTGAAAGTCAGTGGAAGGCATGGTAATACGAGTAGAAAACTCAGTGTCAGGTAAGGCAAGATCAGGTTCATCACGATCAAGCAGATTGAGTTTGTATTTGTGAATCTGTTTCTTTTCAGAATTTTCCATAATGATTCCTAGAGAATTAGGATCATCTTTTTCGACATAAAAAGAAAGAATATCATCATTCGTAGCAGTACGAACAATTCTGTACAGATGATCGGTATTTACACCAATAATAAATTTGGGAGATGTATGATTATACTCATATTTCTCAAATTTATCTGAATGTAATCTCAGATGAACTAGAACAGTACGAGTATTATCCATAGCAATCATTTTGATACCATCTTTATCAAAAAGTAAAGACATTTCGACAAGAATAGATTTCAGAGCTTCAACTAGAGTTCGGACAGCACCGGTCTGAACAGTTTTTGCTTCTACTGAATACATTTCCTTATTCAAACTTACGTTCGTTAAAATCACTCAAACAACGTATTCCAGAATCCTCCACTCGATTTCTTGGGTTCCTTAGGTTCCTTCTTAGGTTCTTTTTCTTCTACCTTAGGTTCCTCCTTAGTCTCATCTTCCTCTTCATCATCAGATCCTTTATACGTTTTTTTCATCGTCTGACATTTTTTGATAGAGACAATACGTCCTCTCTTATTTTTATCTAAATCTTCTTTACGAAGACCTCCCGCGGTCATTTCAGCTTTACCGGTCCATACTTGCCGTCTAGATCCTCGTTTTAAGGTTTTAGAAGGCATTTAGTATGCTATGTAAAAATTTTTTTTGGATCTTAGACGCTTTAGTTGGAGAATGCTAATCCACCCATGCCGGACATTACACGCAGAACGTTATAGTTCACGGCGTATACACGAACATCCCAAGTATTATAATCCATATCTACAGTCGCACCTCCATCCATAGTCAGAACTAGTGTCGCAGTATCAATACGAGAAAAGTTACACGTGCCGGAAGGTTGGTGTTCCTCAGGCTTGATTGCAAAAGAATACATGTATACACCCGGTCCAGGAGCTCTGCCAGTATGATGTTGATAAGGTTGAACCTTATTGAAATAATCACCATAACGCTTTTCTAGACGATCTTGGCCGTTAATTTGTAAGAACTGTTCGAATACAGCAGGAACATCATACAGGTAAGGAAGTAGACGATTCGGGATAGTTACACGTGTATTAGTTGCCCTAGCCTTACAATCAGTATAGCAAGAAGGCTGTACAACCCAGATGAGTTCTTTTACAGGGTGATTAAACGTTAAATCAATACGCTGATTTGCCGAGCTAATTCCTACATCTTCATTAAACTGAACTTGTTCAATAAGATATTCATGGCTCTGCTGTGCGAATCTGCGACGTTCATCCGTATCTAAATAAATGTAATCAACGTATAGTGCAGCAGATGCTGCTTGGGGGAGGTTTTGAACAAATCCGGGATTTCCAGAAGTAGCATTAAAATTACCAGTAATTTCTTGAGGAGTTTTCCAGAATACGTTAATCTTAACCTCGTGATACTGGAGAGCGATCAGAGGTAGAGCAGTTCCAGGATTTCGGGTAAAGAAAAAAGATAGAGGAATGTAGAGAATGTTAGGTAAAGATTGACGTCCTACACCGGAACTACAACCTACTCCGGGAGTAAATTTTAATGAACTGCTACTATATTTCTCATTGGTAAGCATGTCATTAAGTTTTACTGTCCCAATATAATCTAATGTCAGAGAAGACCATAGATACATATATTCAGAATACAGACGATCAATAATTTGACCACTAATATCTAATTCTACATGATTAATGAAATTGTAACCAAGAGGAGCCCCATACCCCCCTGCTGAATCTGAACCGTGATTCCAGAGTGCCTGATTTCCGGCTGTATCATACGTAGGAAGTTCTAGTTGAACATACGTAGAAAACATCAGATCAGCGTATCTGTTAATGATAGCAGTTTGCTTGGTTCCCCAATTAGGTTCACCATTAAAGTTAATACGAAACGGCTCCATAGCAAAATTGGTGTGACGTTTATAAAGACCCTTCCAAAACGTGATCTGAGGATTTCCGGAAATATACGCGTCTTGAGCTCCGTAAGCTACCAGTTGTAGAAGACCACCTCCCATTTATATGTTCATACGCATAATTTTTTAGTGCTTACGACGTCTGTGAGTTTTACCATGTTTGCGACGACGACGTCCACCCATACCAGAAGTTTCCGCGGCCTCATCAGCTTTTACGGTTGTTTCCTCCTTCTCTTCATCAGACTCAGACTCGGCACCACCTCGCTTGACTTTATGCCAATCCTTCTTGGCTTCCATAATCACTTGTTTGAGTCCCATACCTTTCTTGTAGGTACCACGGCTCTTCATTCGTTTCATGGTTTTCTTGACGTGAGCAATCCACTTATTAGCCATTTTATTTAAACGCAGGAAAATACTCGTTGCTCAGAACACAATGGATTTATCACCAGTCTTGGGGTTATGATCGTAAATTGGAGAACTTGCAGCCATAGGTTGAAAAGAATGTTCAGGAGGAGAGAGGGCGGGCTTCTTGTAGGAGACAGGTTTGTATCTTAGATAACTAGGTTTTAATAACACACTTCCTTGCTGAAACTTACCTATATAGATCTCCATCATTGCGTCTAGAGAACCATAATTCATCATAATCCATTGACATCCATATCCGAATAAAACTGTAGGATTGCTGTTTTTTAGATCAGGGTCGGGATCGGGAACAACCATAGTGATGGCTCTTCTATTCGAATTAATTAATTCTTCGTGATCATACGGTTGTGAAGCATTCATGAAGGAAAGCCGACGTAAATTGGAAGAACCCCATGATAAATTAATTAGTTCATGTAATGCAGGTACACTTTTGACTTCAGGACCAGAAACGATAATAAGTTTACCAGCTAATTTACATACAGGTTCTGTAGCCAAATCTAGCGTTCCTTGTCCTTCATACGCATATTCGGGAGGTAAAAAGTATCTTCCCAATGTTTGTTTCAGAATTTCTGAGCATGCTTCTAAGACATCACGTTTATTCGTATGAAACATCAAACTGAGAACAAAGGGATCAGATGCAGTCTTAGTTTCTACCTTATTAAATGCTGTATTCGCAATAGAAACACAACAAGATTCAAAGGATACTGAATTCTTTGCATAATCGTATCCCAAAGATTCATTTTTCAAGCCTACAACAGGTTTACCATTTTCATCAGCATACACATCTAATTCTACTAAACGAGCACCTGCTTTAATAACTAGAGGAAGAATACCATCTGATACATAGTCGTAGACATAGGATGAAGGAAATACGGAATACGATGATGACGCAATATAATAATCACATAATCGCGTATCGTCTCCGGTTGGACATCCTAGAGGAACTAATTGAGTTACGTCAGAATACGTTCCCATAGTTAAAGACGCACGTTTTACAGTAGCCATTGACGATCCTGCGAGAGTATGGTATAACAAGACAATCCCAACACAAATCATCAGAAAAATAAAGAATGGGGGTCCATATGCTTGTACAAAGGGTGTTTCGTTCATTATTTATCCTACCTTAAAAAGAAGTTTGCGAAATTTATTTATGACATCATCAGGAATACGTTCATCTAGGGGAACACCTAATAAACAGCAATAATGAAAGTATACTGAATACACACCACATTCAGAATCCTTGTATTGATGACGTGTCGTATTTCGAGTTAATTCAGTCTTACCTAATCCTAGCTGATCAATTTCATCTTTCCATCGCGTCATCAAGATATTCACTTCCTTTTCAGGTTGGGTCGCGTACGAATCAAAATATGTTATACGTGGAAATTCTAGTTTCTCATCAACATCTGCGAATAAGGCAAACCAGTGTTTACCTGGACCATCGTGTTTATCCGTATTAAACACAATACCAATTTGGTTGTATTTTTTATGTAGATCGGTCATTTTTAGAGAACATAGAACATTTACTAAACATTGACCAGATTGAGATTTTAGATCGAAATCGATAGGAATACATCCTAAAAATTTATATTTAGGGAATAATGATTCGAACCCATGTTCTACATTTTCAATATCCGTTGATGATAACCAATCTTCGGGTTTTGTAATCCATGAATCAGGGGCCTTTGGCCTGCTTAATAAATGAGATACAATACATGATGTTTTTCCAGCTCGACATTTTTTGTGGAATCTTGATTTCAAAGCATTCCAGATATCTGAGTCCGGAATAGGTTGTTCATGCGGATGTTCGGAATTATATGCCTTTCTGAACTGTTTCAATGTTTCATCATCAAACATCTTTACTGTATTCAGCGAAAAACGAATAAATAATTTATGACTTTGTGGTACTAAAGGACACCATGCAGTTGTATCGTATCCGCTTCACTAACATCCACAATCCCGAGGAGGAGGAGGTTACTGACTATTGCTATACGGAAGAACAAGCACTCTCACTCATGGAACAGTATATTGATTCAGATTGGCATGTTGAATACTTTGTCTAGGGTTAGAGTTCGCTCTGATTTTTCATATAATTTAAAGATGCGATTAAAGGAGTGTATGTACATCATCGCCGTTGTCCCTATCACCGTCGGAAGTAACCAGTTCATGCTTATCTTTCTTTGGATTAAAAATTGTAGAATAAATCATCGGCTGTTTTAGTCTGTATAATCTAAATCGAATTCGTGTATGTTCAGGTAATACTAGACGTTCAATCAGAGGCAATTCCCATCGCTCTTTTCTAAATAGCGATGCTCCAATGTATGCTGGACCAAGTTCAGAAACCTTATGTTTTACGTGTGTTTTTAAGACGGATAATGTCTTTAAAAAATAATTACGATTTTCTTTAATATTCATTTCTTCTGTCAGTTTATAGATAGCTTCACGGCACTTTTTCTTATGTTCATCAAGAAGTTCTTTATAGGAAGCCAAAGATCTATACATTTCTTTTTTAAGTTCAATAATTTCAGGATCTCTCACAGCTTCAGAAAACAGTTTTTTAGCAAGACCTGTAATCTCTAATTGTTCGATGGGTTCTTTTTCTTTATTACACGAAGGACATGAATGTTTTGTTTTTTGAAGAGCTAGTACAATACATCTTGTATGGAAGGCATGCCCACAATCAAGTTTAAATGATGTTTCTGTTCCATCTCGTTCATCATTATATTCGTTCATATCCATGGTATCCCAGCAAATTGCACAGTTCATTAGTTCATATAAAAACTTCTTCTTAAAACGGAATGCTTTTGTATGGTGGTATTCTGAGTAACCATGGACTCACTTGTTCATAACACAGATGTGTGGCGAGAGCTTCATACCTTTCTGGATTATAGTTCCAGAGTTTCGTTAAACAGAGTGTTTCCTGAAGCACAGCAAATTAAACGGTTCACACAAAAACAAATTGAAGCGCATTCTGTGTTCAGTCTTTCACGAGAATACGTCAGAATGATGATTGCTGCACACGGAGACGACCATAAGGTTGCTCGGGTATTTGCGATGCTGTTGACTAAGTTTCGACTCATGTTGAAGAACAAAGAGTTTCGGGATAAGGTAATCGAGAAATGTCTGGAATTTGAACCAATCATTGATAAACAGTATCGTGGAATTCTGCAGACGGTGCTGAAACGTGCTCTAGATATGGAGGATGATCTCGGAAAACTGAAAGCAATTAGTATTTAGATCTGCGGCATGTACGACCACGAAACGTTTTTTTCGAGCAGGAACTTTTATGTTTTGCTACTGCCTTCAGTGTTTCAGAATATGAACCTTGAAATCCCATTTCTACTAAGATATCATACACTTCACGGAAATAACAATCGTGTATTTCGGGAATACGAGGTAAGCCTTGTTTGGGATATAAATCTTTCAAGGCTTCCCAAAAGTGTTGATGAGCTTCACGAGAATGAGTTTCTGAATCATAGTTATATGCCATAGAAAGCAAAAAAGGTATTCCAGGAAGATGAGCAGTTTTTAATTCTTCACGATAGTATCTGATTACTTGAGTAAATCCGGGATTAGGTGCTGTATGTAGACCTTGCGAATCTAATTTATGATTAACTTTTTTATGGAGATTGTATAACCATAACGCCAAATTATTTTGAGGAGGTTCTTGCTGAATATACTCGGTTGTTGATTGACGACAAAACTTACACGGAAGAACTTGACCTAATACAGAAAACAGTTTCTTTTTTTTAGCTAAAGATCCACGCTCAAAGGTGATTAAATGCAACATTTTCCATCCCGACGGACCCCAGAATTTTGTGTCCATTATATTAAATGGTAGATAATCAGGTAGTTACATTTGCTGTTGCCATTTATGTGGGTATGTCCCTATCTAAATTTTTTAACGCAATACTCCGTGATCTTGTGTTACCACTGTTATCCCCTCTAGCTTCAGCAGAAGGTGATGTTGGAAAATTAGTGATTGTCATTGGCGGTATTAAACTGAATGTAGGCGATCTCTTTGTTCAAACTCTAAACTTAGCTATTGTTTTCGCAGTAGTATCCTTTGCCCTTCCTTACTTAAAAGAATACGTTCCAGTTGCCGGTCGCAGATAGACTCCCGATACG